AAAAGCATTTCCATTGATTGGCGTGTTTGAGGTCTCATAGAATTTCAGGATTTCTGGGTAAATTTCGGGTTTTAGGTGATTCATTCTTTATAGTTATAGAGTCTATCGATAATGTATTCCGTGATAATAGTGAATATCATGTATACACCAAATACCTGATTCCATGTAACACTAAATTCAACGTAGTATACGAGGAGTCCCCAGATAATAGTAGTGAGGAGGAAAACAGAAACTAATCTTGATATGATCCTTTCTATCGGTTTGTCAACCTTTTTTAAATTTTGGTGGTTCATTGTTCCTCCTGTGGGCGCATTGATTCTCTCATCATCTTTGCGAGAGTGATATGTTTTGGATCAAGGTTTTCTAACCAAGTAATACACTGCTCCAACTGCCAATTAGCACCGGCTTGCATATGTATCTGCCAATCACCACAATAATACTCGTGACCATTTGGATCGTAAGGGTAGATCTCATTTGCGATCTTATCAGTCAATGGGTGCTTAGAAGTGAGTTTGTTGCCGTCAATAATCATTTTTGGGTGGTTCATAATATTTTACCTTTTGAATCAACTATTCTGCCATCCCTGTTAATACGATGGCCAGTTGGTGATCGACGGATTGAATCTCTTTTAGCTTTAAGTTCTTCTCCCCACTTTTCGAACACGTAGAGCATAAACCAAATCATTTCTAAAAAAGTAATAGGGTCAAAAAATTACCGGGATTTTTTTTCGACGATTTTTGAAACTAAAGTTCGCTTTTGGTGAGGGGAATCAATTGATTATAGACGATGGTGTCATCGTCAACCACGTCACGAATGACAGATAGTAGTGTCATGAATTCATCGACAGTGTTTTTTTCAACTCTACGCGTATTGCCTTCACTTGAATACAGATAGAAGGCACGAGCAGGTACGTCAATCACCACACGGGTCAGGTATTCATCGCCTTCATTGTCGATTTCATAATCTTCGGGGTTGTGGGTAGCCATAGTGTCTCCAATACCCCACTAATATAACAGATCACACCAACGAAGTCAAGGTGGACAGTTCTAATAGGGTCCACCATACTGTGGGTCATTCAGGATTGCAATAGCTGTAGATAACCCAGCCATAGCTAAGTTGTTATCCTGTTTTGATTTATCTAAGGACCACACATTAACAGCAAAACTAATTTTATATGGTTTGATGATATTAACAGTATCTGTAAAAGTTGTGACACCAATTCTTAAAGTGTCAGTAATTTCATCGGAAATATTAGTAATTGATGTTGCAGTTCCTGCATCAGCACTCGTATCAAAAGCAAATACTGTACCAATAAATCCACCAGTGTTGGGGGAGAATGTGTTACCAAATCCCAGTCCAGTGTTTCCTGATCCTAATACACTAACGGTCTGACCACTATATGGATTATCTGCATTGGTATTGATAGGTTCAAGGTTAGGATAGGTAGATATAGTGATACGATCTTGATTGATGTTACCAAAACCAGCAAGACTGATGGATGCCGGAACTCCAACAATTGTGGAGTTGTCAGAATTAACTGTACTTGTTCCAACTCTACACTGATCTGTAGTATTGAATGAAGTTGTACCAATACCAGTAGAGGACACCAGAGCAACTTTTGTTGCTGATTGTGTTGCAATAATTTTAGCAGCTGCTCCATTAGCTTGAGTCAGGAACCTACCAGCAACAAAAATAGCATTCACACCAAATGTGATAGCTGATGCTACACCAACCGATGTGATAATATCTGCACCATAGATGTTATTAACAGCATTTGTGGCGTCAGTTGAGTTTCCAAATAGTGATTGAGCACCATAAAATCTATTGTCACTACCCAATCCAACAATCTCCAACTTCTTGGAGTTGATAGTATCTAAATCATTGAGAGCAAACTGATCAATATTCTGTGAAGGTGTAAGGAATGTCTGATACCTATCAGAGTTTACACCAAGAGTAATGTCTTTATTGACTGCAATATCAGTACTCTGAAGGGAACCTAATCTAGCAGTTAGAATCTTAACAGCTGGTGGATTGTAATCAGTTATAGCAAATCCGCTCATTTATTTACTCCAATGAAATCTTGTCCAGGATAATCTTTTGGTGTCTCACCTTCATACTCAGGGATAAGTTTCTCTAAGTCCTTTCTCTCAGCATGAACAACATAATGACAGTTGATGGGACCACCTGATGCATTCCTTACATTGATATACTTATTCCAACTAATACTCTCAACAAATAACTCTTGATAAGATCCAACAGGTGTCAGTGAGACAGTAAGAGTCTCAAAGTCAACCAGGTCTGTCCAGTAGTCAGGACATTCAATCTGTGTAACTCCATCAAGTTTACCTCTGAAATACACACCAATCTCAGGACCTTCTAGACACACATATCTGAGTCTATGGTTTTCTTTTGATGGGTGGGGGATATCAAATGACTTAGCTGGTAGTGTCTTAGCCAACTGAATCTCAGTATCTACATTCTTTCCATTCAGGTTCAGAACACCATTGACATCAATAGTTCCAGCAGCTTTGATATCACCAACTGCCTTAATGTCACCATTGACATTGATTTCATCAGCAAAGACATTAAAGACAGGGATGTTGCCATACGATGCTTCAAGTGTCATCATTGAGGTATTAGTTCCATCACAATGGAATCCAACATAGTCTTCCTCTGAGTGAAAAAGATAGGCACCTAAATCAGATGTCTTAAATGATGTGTCCTCAGGCAACTCCTTATGCCAGATACTTTCCTTTGATGTCTCATCATAGTTGTAGTCACCTGTCTTGTCTTGTGGTCCAGCAAAGGTACCAAAGTCTCTGAATGTAAATTTTCCTCCGGCCATTATTTGTCAACCTCCGTAATTAGTTTAGGAACATCTTTTCTCTCTGCAAACACATGATAGTAACATTCTATGGGTATGCCTGCCCTTGATTGTATCACAACTTGATTGTTTTGTATACCCTTAACAATCAGATCTTGATGTGCGCCGATTGGTGTCAGTGATACAGTAATACTTTTCTTATCTACAAGTTTCTTCCAGACACTTGGTAGTGCAATGGTATCAGAGTTTTTCAATACTCCTCTGACATACACAGCATTCTCTGGCCCTTCAAGACAGGCATAGACCAGGTTTTTATTCTTCTTAGATGGGTGAGGAATAATAAAGTTCTTAGTCTTCGCCATGATTGTCTCGGCGTAGATGATCTTTGACTTGATCTTCTCTACACACAAGAGTTTATCTGTCTTTAAGAAGGATGCGATCCTTGCATATTGTCTGACAAAGAAGGCATAGAAAGGTTCTTTCTCTACACCAGTCAGGTATTCATCATTATGATTCTGTGATGCCATGGTGACACCAACTTCATACTCTGGTCCAGCTTCACCAGATGAAATAGCTTGAGCGGAGAAGAGTTGTGGGTCACCAGTAATTGATGGTCCTTCAACATATGCAGAACCTCTTACTTCCTTCTCTCCTCTTCCAAGTATCTCTGGTTTACCTAGACCTACAAAGAATCTTTTACCTACAAACGCGTCAGAAAATTTCATTGTTGTCCCAGTTTTCTAGCATTTTCTTCATTGGTTGATGGAACTTTAGAACCTCTCTTCTTGGTTGCTCCGTCAGCTGCATCAATCATACCACCGTATATATTTAATAGTTGGTTACCAATCACCTCAACAGTTTTCTCAGAGAAGAACTTGGATGATGCCTTAGAACTTGCATCAATGATCTGTGCCCTGACTATAAACTTTTCGTTGGCATCAACAATGATGTTTCCATTCTTCCCATCTTGACCAGTGGTGATGATCTCAATGTTCTGTGCTTCAAGTTTTATCTTACCCTTACCTGCCTTGATTACAATGTCACCATTGACTGCATCAAAATACATGCCAATGTCATCTTCCTTCTCAATGTTGTCACCAGCTTTGACTTGGAATGAACCAGGTGACCTACAGATAGTGCCATGTTTCCTGTGTTTCTTGCCTGTCTGGTCAAGACTAATGTAATGATCAACATCATTACCATTCCTCAGCATTACTGCTGACCTTTCATTGTCATCGGTGATGTGACCAAACTGGATCTCACCTTCTGCTGTACCATACCTGACGGCATGTGGGTTCTTCTTATCAGATTTACTTGACATTAAACTTACCTACACAATCGATGACACTTACAACCTTATCCTGTAGATCAGGTTCCTTGACCACATCTTCACCAACTCTATCTATACAGAGCTTAGGAACTAAGACAGCATTATAACCTGTCTCTGTTCTAATGTAAACTCTTGGCATCTCTGTGATACCTTCACCACTTTCAGTGACCTTGACAGATCTTACAATACCTTGGTCACCAACTTCAAGAGTTGCTTTTGCTCCAAAGTCAGGTTCAATAACAATCTCATCAATACTGGCGTAGTTGATACCTGTTTCAAGAACTCTGATCTCACACAAATAAAGAATTGCTGGGTAAGAACCGGTAGAAACATTAGGATAGTCACCTCTGATCTTAGTCTGATCAAAGACAGGTGTAGTAAATCTACCACCACAGGTGATGATCTCATACCTACCACCTCTGATTGTCTGAACACAATCCTCACCGACGATTTCAATTGTTGTTCCAGGTGGTAGTTTTACCTGATCACCAGGTTCAACCTCAACCACATTACCTGGAGGGGTAGGAGGATCATAGATGTCATCACGGATGATGATTGTGTCTTCAGGGTCAGAGAACTTACCACCATCACCACCTGTACTACCATCAGGAGCTGGTAGATAACCAAATCCAGGATCAATCACAATGATATCTACAATGGCACCATCATCACCAATGATAGGATCAATGACAGCACCACCACCATTACCACAAGGGTCATTGACAATGGCAAATGTATTACTGGTGTATCCACTACCACCATCAACCATATCAATACCTAAGATCTCACCCAGAGTTGAGATGATGAAGTTACCTGTGGCACCTGACCCACCACCACCAAAGAACTTAGGTGTAGGTGAAGTACAAGGTTTAGGACTGGTGTCACAACCAGGTTGGAATGAGTTACCAATATTGACATTACTAAAGCTTAGGTCCCCACCATCTCCACCACCAGAAAAACTACCAATGGCACTCATCAGACCACCAACATCAAAACTCTCTGACTGACTAGCACCATCAAGGATACTCCACACATCTACCTCAGAACAATCAATATCTTCATCACACTTGAGGAATGACATGATCTCTGCTAAGAAACCACCATCCATACCACTACCAATGCTTATACCTCCTCCAATGCTTCCACCAAGACCACCAATCAGACTGGTTAGTTGACCCAGTAGATCGTTGATTGAGTTCTCCATACCACCAGAGACACTACCAAACATGTTACCAACAAAGTTGTTCAACAAACATGGTGGAGCTGTGACTGCCTTATCAGCTGCATCACATACAAACTCTTTAACCATATCCAACAACTCATCAATGAGTTTTCTGAATATACAGACAATCTGTTGCAGTATATCCTCAACTTTCTTTCTCAATTCTGGTCTCTCGTTAGGGTGTAAAAGATCGTATGTTTCCTTCATCTTCTCACCAGTCTCGTTCAATACCGCCTTAAGTATCTGATCGAGAATTGTTTTCAGAATACCAGCAATGAATTCTGCAGCCTTCTCACACAGGTTGTTGATCTGACTAGCAATGTCTCCTGATGTTCCTCCTACCAGTGCCAGTCTGGAATCAAACTGAGACTTCTTCAACCTCTGAATCTCCTTCATGGTGTTCTGGAGTTCCAGTTGTGCCCTACCCAGTGGGTTTGGATCACAATCAGTTGGTTTGGCGAGTGGTTCCTTTACTCTACCCTTTTCTTTCTCTTCCTTATCAGCAATGGGTTTCTGTGAGACATCACCAGATGCTGACTCAAATCTCTCATCATTACTGGCTTGTCCCTTTGAATTCTTCTGTTCAATTACTTGACCACCACCTTGTTCTGCTCTGATACCAGTGGTTGACTTCTTCTCATCATCTGCGTCTTGTGGATATCCAGAATAAGGGATGTAACACTCATCCTGTGGCAGACCTTCAAGAACTTTATTGTATTCATTGTTGCCAATAACACCCATGATGACAGGAGTCTGAGCATTCTCCCCATCCATGAAGAATCCATAAACAAAGTCACCCTGTGCCAGGTTGGCATTCTGTGATGAGTTTCTACCACCACCTCCAGCTGTGACGGGATACATGATGTATGCCCATGGGAGTGCATTATCAGGAATGTCCTTGACACATGAGTGATAACCCATGATACGAACACGATATCTCTCACCAAATCCCTTGATGTCTCCGTTATTATCTACTGGTTTGTTGGGTTTATTCTCCTTCCAATCCTTTTCAGGAGCAATCTGACCTAACCACCAGACGAAACCATCGCGGCCTATGAAATGTGAATTAAAAGTTGCTGCTGTATCTGACATTAACCGAACCCTCCCTTCTTACCGAAGGAATCTCTTACTAAACCTAATGAGGTGTATGATTCTTTAGGAGTAATCCTATGACACACACTCGCTACCATATATTTACCACCAGTCTGTTTATTTTTATCTCTGTTCAATGTACTCTCAGAACTTGGGAAGTCACACTCCACAATATCACCAGCTTTAATGTCAAAGTTGCCAGGAATTAATACATGCGACTGGACCGTCAACATTTGATTATATCTCATAATAGTTTGGACCAATGTCTTTTCTGCATCGAAGTTTGGTTTCTTAGGATCAGACTTCCACTCATCTAATTGTTCGTCACCAGTTCCCTTAGGGTTAACACCAATGTCTTTGAGGTGATGGAATAATCTAGATGGATCCTTGATGAACTCCTCATTGACTACGATGAAATCTTTACCAGCGTTGGTAGCCTTACCTTCCTGTTCCTCAATGTCAAAGTCAACTGTCTTATACTCTAGTGCCACTAGGTCAAAGAAGATGGTCTTATTCTTATAAGATCCCATCATCATTTTCTCTTCAAGGTCAATGTCACTAGAGATATTGTATGAGATGATATTATCATCATATCCTGCTACAGGTAGACCAGTATCATTGTATATAAACTTCTTAGTTCCAGACTTACCAAAGATTTTATCTAATGATTTGAAATACAATCCATCTCTTGTTTGGTAGAATAAGAAACCACCAGCACCACCTTTGTCTCCACCACCTGATCCACCAGTAGAACCTGATCCTCCTCCACCACCAGCACCATCAGGAACTGCTCTGGATGCTAACCAGGTGCAGATATAGAATGGCTTCTTACTATTACCAAAGAAATTCATATCATATGATGTGGTGTCATTCTCTACCAGAGATGATCCCAGCACATTACTAACAATCTTATCTACATTCTCAGATATCTTCCCCTCATATCTCTCAGTCACTCTGGTCTGTTCATTCTGAAAGAATTCCTTTGATGCAAAGTCAATGAAGTATAAGTCCTGTTGAGTACCAGGGTCAGCGTCTCTGACTCTATTAACGTGAAGGTCTACGCCCATCGTAATCTTATTACCCTGGGCATCTTCCACTTCAATCTGTGCCTTCTCTCCACCCCTAATCGGTAAGGTATCAAGCACACCTTTTTTAGCAGCTCCTTCACCAACACCAGTCTCGATGATGGTGGCTGTTGCTGATACACTATTAGTCAGGACACTTTCATAATACCTATACTCCATCACACCACCAGTCATATCGGCAGAGCCACCAGCACCTCCTCCTCCATTTCCAGAGATAGAAAACTGACTTATGTTACCCGGACCTGTATTAGGATTCTGCATTATTGTTTATACAACTTGTTGTGAGCGTTATCTCTATTATATGTATTTGACCTTTGCCCACGTCCAGGACCAGACATCATTCCAGAAGCACCACCACCATGACTTCTTGCCGCAGGTGTTGGTGTCGGTGTGGGAACTATAACTGTCTGTTGTATCAGACCATCATAGGATGCTTGTCTACCAACACCATTTGATTGATTATTCTGACCTCTTGGTATCTGTACTGTACCACTCCTAACCCCTCTAATATCTCCATGACCTGTCTTTGAAATGACCCTACCATTAGCATCAGTGACAACAACAAAGGCACCATATCTTCCACCTTGATGAAACTCTACTGTACCACCAGGGACAACTGGTGCAATAATCTCAGCACCCTCAGAGCTCTTACCAAACCTACCCTTAGCATCAGTCTTGAGAGGGATGTAGTAATCCATACTTCTCCACCCACCTCTGGGAGCATGAGCACCAAATACTCTCTTCAATAGAGATGCTTTTTCATTGTAAGAGGCATTGGGGTCGTATACTAATCCAGATACTGCTGAATTGGAGAACTCAATCTCTCTTCCTACTTTGGCGTAGGCAATAGCCATGGAATCAACCATAGCTACTGCTTGTTGCATAGGTATGTCAGCTTTGATCTTTGTATCAATATGATACTCAGAACTACCACCAATAAATCTAGCTGGACCGGTGACTAAACCAGTATTATATGCTCCAGCCGTTCCCATTAAAGGAGTCTGTGGTCGTACTCCCCTAGATGTGGGTGGTGTGGTTTGAGTTTGGTTTTGTCTTTGACTCTGAAGTCTCTGATTATACTTATCACGAATAGACTGCTCAGACTTACCACCTTGTCCATAATAACTTGTACCATATCCATACCTCACATCACCCATCAAGTTAGGGAATGAAGCAAACTCGGGTGCTAACCTATCAATAACATTAGCACTCATCCCCTCCTTAGCTACCAGTTCAGGAGTTACTCCTCTCATTCTTTTTAATCTATGAAGAATAATTCTGTCTTGCATTTCAGGAGTAAACTTCTCACTTGGACTGATTTTTTGAATTTGAATTTCCTCCTTCAAAACATAAGACATAAACTGGTACCTACCAGTGGCATCAGAATCTCTTGAATCTCTAGCATAACCTACATCTCTACCATTCAACTTACCTGTTCTTTGCATCTCAAGAACCTGAGCTATAGTGAGTTCACCCCTCTCCAATTCAGGAACAACAGCACCACCATAGATGGTACCATAGCTGGGTGTTCCCTCAGCAAATGATATGGTATCCAACAAGGCAGCCGTTGATGCATCACCACTAGCACTAGTGGAGGAAGATCCTCCTCTTGCAGTGGGAGGTGTTGCTTGTGGTGCACCACTACTATCTTCTCTACTCTCAACCTGCTCTTTAAATTCCTCTTTAGTAATTCTTGGATCACCAGTTGATAAAAAGTTATCAAATCCCTTGATAAGATCCTCAATGATAGGTATCTGAATTTCAAACTTATCTAATTCTGCTTGAGCATCTTTCTTCTCTTGATCAAAATCAGGAAGCTCCTCAGGCAACATAGCTTTGATTGCTGTATTAACTGGACCGGCAATGGCCTTCACCATGTTAAAGACTGGTGTGATAACATACTTATTCAGTGTCCCAAAGAAGTCTTTAACTACATCAATGACCTCACCAATCTTCTTTACAATTTTCTCAGCATTTCTGAGAACATAAATGACCAAGCTACCTAGAATTATATTAAGGAAGTACTTAAAGATACTACCAAATATACTCTTGAAAGGAACTGCCTTTCCGATTGCACCCAGGACTGCGCCTATGGGTCCTTTCTCTGATCCTTTCTCCTTCTTGTCTCTCTTCTTCTCTCTTGCAGCATCAGCTCTTCTCTTGTCTTCTTCCTTATTAAACTGAGCTTGGGCAGCCATAGTCCCTTTTATACTTCCCAGAGACTTGGAAACATTTTGAAGAGCACTATCAACACTCACAATCCCTGTCTTCTTTAACATGGGTGAGCTTATAGATTGTCTGGTGACTCTTGTTGGTGTAGTAGGCTTTGCTTTAGTGGCCTTATCTTCCTTTAATTTTTCAGCATCTGGTGTCTGGTTTGATTTAAGACCATCCACTTTTGCAACCTTAGGTGTGGATGCTTGCGAGGGATCTTTCTTAGCCTTATCTTTTGACCCACCCATGAGGCCACCCGCAAGACTCTTAGTTAATCCAAATGCTAATGCAGTAATTGCCATTATACTAGAGCGTTATAGATTGATAAGACTGGACCCAAAGTAGGATTATTAGTATCAAAAGGTGAGAACCTAGGTGAGTCATTTCTAGCAGGTGAGGCCATACCTGAAGCTCCTTCTGATGATTGAGGATCAATTGTAGGAGGCTTAACTATAGTTTGACTGAACTGTCTTGGTGTTGGGATGTCATATAGAGCATTCTTCTTTCCACCAAACATAGATGGATCAGACGTGATATTATCAACGTTCAATCTAGTTTCCTTCATCTTCATCTTACTAGAATAGTCTGGAGCATTTTTAGCCACACCCGATGCAAAAGCTCTGACTCCACTCAAGGAATCTAATTCTTCTGAACCACCTCTTTCAAATTGACTTGATCCCAGATTCGTTTTAGCTGGATCTACCTTTCTTGGTGGTGGAGTTCCACCCTCTACCTCTTGTTTCAAATCAGCCATCTCTGCCTTACCAAGATCCATGTCAAAGTTCAAACCTTCAAAGGGATCATCTGATCCTTGTTGCATATCAACCTGTTGGGTGCCACCTTTTATATTGCCATCCTCATCAATAAGACCCCTTCTTTTCATTTCTCTCAAGTATATTCCATACATGTCAATTGACTGACCAGCCAGTGATTCATATATTCCAGCGGCAATTTTGTCACCACCAGGCACTCCATCATATCTTGACATTATATCATCGTGCATTGAAGACAATTCCTCATCAAGTTTGAGGGCTTCATCAATAAGTGTCTTATCATCCTTTGCTCTGATTCCAAAACCCATTGACCCATAGATACCAGCAACCATATCTTGGATTTGTGGTTTGAATATTTCAACACCTAACAATGCAAGACTTCCTATAAAACCACCTCTACCCAGTCCCCTGAGTCCACCTTTGGGTCGAGTTTGTAAACTTGTTCCGGTTGCGCCTAATCTTGCTTGTTGTGTTCTAAATGAACCACCTGCCCTTGCTTCACCAGGAGCTCTGGTTCTGCCAGGAGATCTATACCCCTGATTATTTGTCCTACCTGATGTAGCACCAGTGGTGGATCCAGTGCCTCTACCCCTATCTAATGGGGGTTTATTTCTCAACTTATCAATAAGACTCTTGGCAAATTTTGCTACTCGCCTCCCCATATTAATAAATGCTCCGCCCAACTTATACAACAATTTTAGTACCTTTAAGATCTTAGATCCAATCTTAAGACCAAGTAGACCAGCAAGACCACCCAGAATGATTGGAAGTTGATCAGTAATAAAGTTGGCAAAGTTCTGAATCTTCTGTTGATTCTCTGGCTTTTTAAGCCACTTAAGTAAACCAATAACAGCAGTACCAAGTAAAATGTTTTTCAGATACTTCAGTACCTTCTGGAAGAAACTTTCAAAAGGTTTCTTAACTGTGTTTAATATATTCTTACCAACCTTTTTAACTACAGATTCTGATTCCTTTTCTTTCTTATCTCTTTCTTCTTTACGTGCTTCTTGAGCCATTTTCTTGGCTCTTCTTGCATCATTCTTAAGTTGTATAGCAAGTAAAGCATTAATAGCAGTAAGTTCTTTTGCAATGACATTTAGATTGACCGCTAGTTGATCAACTCCCTTTGATGTAATACTTTTTGTTTTACCACCCTTTGTAGTATCAGATTTGGGTGATACCTCATCATCTTTACCTTCCTTGGTTGGGATCAATTTGTCTGGTGATATGGCAGCAGACTTTTTCTTAGATTTTTCACCTAACAATTTACCAGCAGATATTTTCTTCTTCTTTGGTTCAGACTGGACCTGATTAATAAGGTCAGCAATCTCATCTCTACCTATTTTTTTCTTCTCTTCAGGTTTGTATGGCAAAGGACCCTGAGTAGGGAGCCTACCTTCTGCCCTCTTGAATTTTTCATCAGCACCCCCAACACCCTTTACATTCCATGTCTTTCCTAGTGGGTCAGCAACCTCTCTCAGTAGGTCAGCATACTCTAGTCTATCAAAAGTATCAGTGGCTTTCTGCATCTCATAAAGACTTATGAGATCCTTCATCTGCTTATCATCCTTTACATTGGCAAGGATGATATCAGCACTACCCTTCTCAGCAGTAGCTCTTACAATCTTCTTAAACTGATGGTAAGTTCTGGGTTCAGCCATTCTGTTGAGCCTTCTTCTCTTCCTCTTCTAGGTGTTGTTGGAGAAGAGTAACATAGATGTCCCTTTCCCAGGGCATCATGTTTTCTATCTCAGTCAATGAGTATTTATGGTACTGCATCAGGGCGAAGTTTAACTTATAGAAGCCCTCAAGATCCATGTGGATCAGGGCTACTCGAAAAAACTATTCAATCCTTCCAATACAACTTCACTCTCAACTTCAGTCTTGGGATTTACTACCTTCAGTGTATGAGAAAGTTTAGGCATCGTCTCAAAGAACTTTTCAATCTCTTTGAATTGAACACTGTTCATCTGTTCTAAGAACTCAACAACGTCTTTAATACTCACGTCAGCTGTTGCCCAGACCTTTTCCTCACTATAGATAGTTTCAATACAAGAAGCGATCAACTCGAAGGACTTATCAATATCTACCTCTTCAGAGTTGAAGTCAAAATTATTCTTGATGAACTCATTAAGAGAAGGATACTTCATCTGCATACTCAACTCATCATTTAATACAATCTTATTGGTATGGCCTTCAGGGATGACTACTTTGACATCATCAATGTCAATCTTGATAGGGATATCAGTGACACCATCATCAGGTGCAATGATATTCACCTCGACCACTTCACCGACTGACTTGGCTCTGATATTCATAAACAAGTATTCAATATCAAAGGTAGGAAGATTCTCTACCTTGACACCTCTAGTTTGAATACAATTCTTGAGAACTGTTGTAATCGCTGTGGTAATCTGTTTGTTGTTCTCACTCTCAAGTGCTAACACCAAGAGTTTCTCCTCTTTAACAAGGAAAGGTCTATACTTAATCTTCTTCTTTAACGATAACAATTCCAACTCATATGTTGGTGTAGCAATTGTTGGTAATGACATAATAATTTATGATATATGTGGATATTTAGAAGATGTTTGTGATCTCCTTTTTTCTAACGTATCTTATGAATGACATTGACACAGTATATTTTAACACACCACTTGAATCATAACTAACCTGTACTGGTTGAGATGATCTAGGAAATGCACCTACAAAAGTATACTCTAATTTGTGTTGGAAGCCATCTCTCAAAAGGTCTCTAGCATTATTACCAACACCCTTCTCAAACTTAGTGATGTAAACATTTGATTTGTATTTGTTGGGGTAATTATTTCTCAGAGTTGCATAAGGACTGAGGTATTCTTCATCATCCTCTGTCTGACCTCCGATATAATCAATCCAACTATCAAACATTTCAATGACATCATATCTTTGATTGACATTGAATGTAAAGTTAACAGTAGTATCATATTGCTTTTTATAAGCAATCAATTCTGTTGAACCCCTGTAATCATTTTTAAGTTCATGGGTCATCAGTCTCTGACCAGGTAGTGATGCTTCTGAGCACATCAGTTCAACATCTCTACCAGCGAGACTATAATTAAATCCTTTTTCTTGAAGGTATGATACAACATCAGATGGTGGTTGTAACTTAACCATGTATACTGATGTCTGAGCAACGTTAAGAAAACGACTCTTAAGATCAGATGTTCTTACTCTAGTTGGCCTAGGTCCTGGCATCTAAATATTGTGGGACTACTATTACTATGTATGGCTGAAAGTCACAAAAGTATATTCAAACCTACTCACCCACAAAAATATCAGGGTGATCCTAGTAATATCATCTGTCGTTCCTCATGGGAAAGACATTTTTGTAACTGGTGTGACACTAATCCCAACATTCTGAAGTGGGCAAGTGAAGAATTCTCAATACCTTATGTGTCACCAGTTGATGGAAGAGTTCACAGATACTTTCCAGATGCTCTGATTGAATACAAGACCTCTACTGGTAAAGTGAAGAAGGCTTTGATAGAAATCAAACCACTCAAACAAACAAAACCTCCAGTCAAGAAGAATAGAGTGACTAAGAGTTTCATCTATGAGACCAAGACATATGCAGTGAACCAAGCCAAGTGGAAGGCAGCAGATGAGTTCTGTAAGGATAATGGAATTGAATTTAGAATTATCACTGAGAACGAGTTAGGTATCAAACAGTATGGAAGAGGAACTAAGTCTAGAACAAGAGGATTATCTAACAGATCCAAGAAACCGAATGGACGTTCTCGCCGATGACATCATCGGTCTAGTTGATCCTGATGATATGATGTTGGCTATCATTGAAGCTCTAGGTGTTGAAGAAATCTTACCTGATGTTGGAAGATACTATACCTTTATCTACAAACCACAAACACCTAATATAATGTATGACGAATACCCACTCGTTGCTGTAACAAACATAGAGAAGTGGGGTTTTAGAGGTGTCAACTATCACTGGGGTGAATTCAGAAATTATACATGGGGTGAGGTAGTGGGTAAACTACATCTAATCTATCCAAATGAACTAGATGTAATGAGATCAATTCCATATCAGAAATTCCAACTAAATAACTGAAATACTAATAGTAGATGTCAGAGATTAAATCCAGTAATGTATCCTGGAATAACATCAAGGTAGATCAATATGTAGATGTTACCACAGGATATACTTACCTCACTCTACCAGGTCAGACCACTAAACTGGCCGAGTCTAGTGATGCCAACTGGACAATACTTGACATCAATTTGTTTACGAGAACATATAACAACGCCAACTCAACTACTCTTACAAATGAAGAAGTAAGAACTTTATTTTACAGGTCAGGAAGACTTGTATTCAATAAGATAAGAGCAGAAATTATAAACGACTTAAACAATTACTCAAGTGTCACGGAGTTTAATCAAAACACACTTGGTATGTTTGATCGATCGGTTCCAGGATCTGTCAACCCCAATGATGGCAGAAGTGTCAATGACAATGGACAGAAGACTCAGTTTAATGTAGTCAATACAAGTGTAACAACACCATCCACATTCCAGGTCAGAACACAGGGTTCACCAACCACACCTAGTTCATTCCAAGGACCCAATATTCAACTAACATCAACAGGAAATGAGAATACTTACAAGAGATCTTCTAGCTTTGGAACTTTACAATACCCTGCAGCTTCCATAGAAGGGATGGACTACATCTCTATGCAGGCATTTGAATACAAAGCTGGCGGTGGACTAAGAGAAGGTGGAAGAGGTCCAACTGGTCCAGGTATAGGTGGAGGTGTAAGATTAGCCATCCCTGCCGGTGCCACTGATAATAATAGTGTCAACTGGGGTAA